AACAGCTTGAACAACTTGCAAAACACTTCCACTAGGTAAAGCTAATTTATTTAAAGTTATAAGTGCCATAATTAATTTCTCCTATCCAGCTATTTCCATTAGTGTGATTGTTGAGTTAGAGCCATAAACATTTACATATCTAACATTATTTGTATCATGCGTAAAAGCTCTTGCTTTTACATAAATTGTGCTTGTAGTAGCTGGTGTAAATAATGATGAAAAACTTACTGATGTAATTTCTTGCACTGGTCCATTGTCTGTAGCTGAATAAGAACTATTTAAAACTGTTCCTGTTGTTCCTCCAGAACTTGTATTCCAATAACCAATAATTTCCATTCTATTAGCATTAGCAGCGTTTGATGCTATTCCATTTATATCATACAACGCTAAAATTTTATTTGATGTTGAGCTTGGAGTAATACTTGCTTCAAAAAGAAATGTATTTACACTAACAGTTGAAAAACCTACTTGTGTTGATGTACTAGAATTAACAACTTGTAAAATTTTACCAGCAGAGGCAAAACTTAAATTACCTGAACCATCTGTTTTTAAAAATGTATTATTAGTAATAGATTGTGGTAATGTTAAAGTATAAGATTGACCAGCACTATGAGGTGGTGATTTTATTTTTACACCATGAGAATTTTCTGCACAGTTAAGTTGAATATATCCCTCAGAAACGCCAGATGTTCCTTTAGCAATTAAACTAGGATTTGAACCATCAGAAACTAAATTTAATTTATCTCTTGTTACTGATCCATCACTAGGAGTTGTAACTAAACCAGTTCCAAAATGTAAAAAAAAATTACAAGTTGAAGAACTTGATATAGCAACTCCAAAATCTATTGTAGATCCACTTACTGTAAAATTTCCAGATTGCACTACTCCATCAATAGATAGTAAACATGATTGTGATGAATTTGGCACAAATGCTGATGAACCTTTTGTTATAGAATATGAACTACTTCCATCAAAAGTTATATTATCAAGAGTTTCAACATTACTGATTTTATCTATTCCTCTACCTAAATATGCCATTATGGTGTCTCCTCTGGTGGATTATCAATAACAGTTCCACCATCTGCTATCCATTCTTGTATTGCTTGATAATCTGTGTTTGCTTCGTCTAGTGGTACTGATTTAACTCTGTTAGAATTTACATAAGTTACTTGGTAACTGCAAAATTCATTATTTATTCCATAATTTTTTGTTACTGTATCAATCATATTTATAACTCCGCACTAAATGATATTTTAGATGATGAATTAGATGTAAAATAAAAATAAGCATAACCTTGAGTGCCTGAAAATTCTGTTGAATTTCTAAGTCCTGCTATATTTGGAGAACTTTCTAATAAAGTAAAACTATTAAAAGCATCAGAAGTATTATTACCAAACGCATGATAATAGTTTGTTCCAGTCACCATATCTAAACTAGGTGTTGCTCTCATAGTGGTTGGAAGTTGAACCACACCATTTATTAAACCACTATTGTAAGCCACTGCGTTACTAACTTGTTTATTTAATCCTGAAACGTATAAATAATAATAACGATAGCATCTTTTTAAATTCACATCATGTGGCAAGAACTCAAAATCCGAAGCTGTATCTGATGCTTCAAGCTGAACCCCAGTAATGTACCATTCGTTTGATGTGCTATCTGCAAGGTTGACTTGACCTACTGCGCTATCTCCATTTGAATAAGATTGCCAAGTTGAAGCTAAAGAACCAGATTGATAATCTGTTCCAGCACTTAACCACCATGTAATATTTAAACCAGCACCATTATCATTATTTATAGTACCTCCTGTATCTGCTGGCACAGATATAGTTTTCTTTTCCCAAGTATTGGAAGATGAAATTGTATAAGCAAAAGATACCATTCTACTTGAGGCATCTGGTTCAAGTAACCTTACGACATAAGTTCCAGTTTTATTTGATTTTACCCAAAAAGATAATGTTAAAGTTTTTGCAGATGAATTTCCAAAATTTAAATATTGTAAGTTTTGACCTTCAATTTTTGTTTCTATTTGTGTTCCGTCAGAGCTATCTAAGGAAGCATCGGCTGTAGCTACATCAACTTTTAAAGATTTTGCAAAACCTTGACCACTTGGAACATCTGTATCTTGAGTAATAGTATAAACACTATCTGGCGTATCTACATCTATATATTCAAATCTATCTAAGGTGTATGTATCTCCTGATGAATTGCTACAAGAAAAAGAAGTTCCTCTTTGTGATATGCTCATGTCACCATTGATTAAAATATTTCTGAACTTAACATTGTCTTGAAATCCAGCACTTGGTATTTTTGATAAAGCCATTAATTATTCTCCAAAGTTTGTATTCTTGTTTCTAGTTCTTCAATTTTAGTAATCGCTTCTTGTAATGCTTTTGTTAAAACAGGAACTAATTTAGATTGGTCGATACCTTGAGGTGCAATATCTCCATTTTCATCTACTGCATCTTTTTCACCAGTAACTGCTTCTGGTATTATGCTTGAAACCTCATGTGCTATGAAACCATCAACTGTTGTGTTAGCGTTTTCAATAAAATTAAATCTTTTAGGTTGGAGTTGTTTTACTCTTGTTGTTGCATCTGTAATGTCAGCTATGTTTTCTTTTAATCTATAATCTGATGATGTGTTATAGGCAGTTGTGCTTCCATTAGTTGAGATACTTCCTTTAACGCTACCATTATATTTAATTTCAATAAGAACTCCAGTTGATGAGTGTCTGTTAAATATAGCACAAATATTATTATTAGTTGATTGTAAAGGAAAACCACCGCCTACAGTTGCATAAGTGCCAGATGTTGCATTTGCTGGAATAGTTGTGCTACTAGAACCAACAACTAAAGTTCCATCACTAGCGATACGCATTTTTTCACCAAGAGTGCCATTATTAATTGTTTTAAATAAAATTTGACTATCCTCTGAGCCAGTTGTTCCATCTGTTAAATCTATTTCTACATTTCCTATTTCAACATCTGAACCAGATGCTTTCCAAATAGAACTTAATCTTGTTCCACCTCCAGCGTCTGTTGCATCTTGTATTTTAAACTCAACATTAGTTCTATGTTCAAATGTACTATCTCCAACTACATGTAAAGGATTGTCTGGTGATGTTGTTCCAATACCAACTCTATTATTTGTATCGTCTAAATATAAAGTTCCGCTATCGTAGTTAAATGGTTTTGTAAGCATATCGCCTGTAACTGTTCCTGTTGCTGGAGTTACAGTTTGTAATGCTTGTCCTAAGAAAATTACATAGCAACTATCTGAGCTTGATATTGTGCCACCTAAAGTTAAAGCAGTTGCAGATATTGAATAAGATGCTGGATCTTGACGTACATTATTTACAAAAATTGCAACATCATTAACTGATGCAACAGAATGATCTAAAGTATATGATGCACCACCATTTCCAGTTATAACTTGACGTTTTAAACTTACAAAGTTGTTTGATGGTTGATTACCAAGATAAGAAGAAGCCATTAAACCCCCCTATGATACATCTGTTAATAGTTGTAAGTGGACATCAGCATTTCCACTTGAATTATCTGATTGTGCTTGAATTTTATCTGATGTTTGTAAAACTACCTTTGGTAATTCGATTGATGACCCGACAGGAAGTGGTAAATCCTTAAATATAAACTTTCCAGCAGATGCAGAATTATCAAATTTTTTAAGTGCAACAATTATTGATGTACCGCCTGTATTTGAAATAGTTCCAGCGATAACTAAAGATTTATTACTTGCTGTAAATATATCTGTTAAGTTCGCGTTTGATAAACTAACTTGTGCATCATTAAAGTTATTAGCCATATATTAACTCCCTAAAGCTACCGCAAATGGTATCGCATTTGGGTCTGTTTCTGATATTGTTCCTGTTGTTGACATACTGCTTGAAATAGCATTAGAAGATATATCTATTTCAAAAAGTTCTATATTATCTGTTCCATCATTTAGTTTTACTTTTAATTTTCCAGATGTTCCGTTATCTACCCAAATTGTTCCCGCAGTAACAGAGCTTGGTGGAGAGCTTCCAATGTGAGATGAATTAATTGCGTTTAGACTATTATTGAGTGTTGTCCTAAAAGTTGCGAATGTTTGGTTATTTATCGATATTTGTGAAACTTGTGCCATATATTTATCCTATTCCTCTCGCTGTAAAATCAAAAGTACGGTTAATACTTGTACCAGATGAATTAAAAAACTCAATAGTAAATCCTGTTGTCTGTTTGTTCGTTATTGTGAAATAATCTCCTGTTGCCATATTTTGACCACTAACAGTTATAGATGGATTAAATCTAAATGTACTTGTGTATGTTACAGCTTTTCCGCCAGTTCCACTTACAATATCTGCTCCAGATTGTACTAATTCTCTTAAACTAGCTGTAACTGATAGAGTGTTTACTAAAGTTCTACTATCTTGATCTGCTGATGTAAACAAAGCCCTAAATTTAAAATATCTTCCTCTAAACTGTCCTGTTGTAAAATTTTGAAATGAACTAAAAGTAACATTATCATCACTCTTTGATATTTGTAATGTTGTGTTACTATTCTGAACTGTCTTTCCATCCCACGGATCTGGAGTACCTGAATCAACAAGAGTAGAACTATTTGGTCTTCCTGTATCTACGAACTGTGCTACATCTTCTACTATTTGTTGTACATTAGATTCAAACTTTGCATTAAATATTGCTGGAAGTGTTATTGTATTTGTAAAGTCATAAGTTCCTGTGCTTGGTACAGATGATGATGGATTTCCTAATGTTCCTGTTGCAGTAAGACCAATATGATTTACTGAATTTTTCGTAACTATTTCTACATTTGATTTGGTTCCAGCAAATGAAGAGTGTTCGTTTATGGTCGTTTCTGTTGTAAATTGACTAGGCTCTATATCTGAAACAATTAAAGTTTCTAAAATAGATTGATTTCCAAATTTATCTTCTGCTTTAATAAGATAAGATCCTTTTTGATAAGTCACAGTCGCTGTTGTCGCTGGTCTTGCAATTTTGTTAATTACATTTTTTGAATTGATAAATGTTGCACCAGTTGTATTAGGATTATGTTTGATTACATAGTATGCTAGATCGAGATCGCTTACAGCATCCCAAGCTAATACTGCTTGATCACCAACAACATTTATAGAAAAGTTTTGAACATTACTTGGTGGGGCCGACAAACCAACTACTGTATGTGTTGCTGTTATATCATCTGACCTTGTTCCTGTTGTGTTTACATATCTAACTCTAACAGTATATGTAGTGCCATCTTTTACATTTAAAACTTCAAATCTTGATTGTCTTCCTGTTCCAACTGTTGTAAAATTTACTCCATCTTCTGAAAACTCTACTTCAAAATAATCGAAAAAATTATCTGGTGGTGGTAGTGGTGATCCGTCACCAGCAAAACCTAGTGATTGATCTAATAATAATAAATCAATAGTTAACTTAGCGATAACAACGCCATCATTATATTCAACTAAACTATCAGATAATGTCATAAAATTAGTAACCTCTGATAAATCTATTGTGGCAAATGGATTAGGCAATGTAGTAGTAGGTGTCGATGAAACTTGTGTCTTACTTGCAAAAGTATAATGTGAGTTTTGATGCTCAACCAAAGTTAATCCTATTGTATAATCTTCGTTAAAAGAAATAGATAAAACTCTAAAATTTTTTGATGAAAAGCCGAGACTTGAATATGTTATTGCTACAATATCTCCGATAGCTAAATCATAAGCAGTAAAATCACAATTAATTTTTAAAGATAGGGCCTCTCTAGATCTTCTCAAAATAATTTCAGCCATTTCTTCTGCTTGATAGGTTGATGTTAACGTTGGAAAATCTGATCTATGCTCTAACAAAATACCACCATCAGCAGTTTTCATATTTGCGTGTTGATCTGCACTTGGCAAACTACTATCATTAACTGGTGGAAACTGTGCTTGATCTACTTGAAAATTACGAGCACTATTAACATAAGATACAATCACTCTATTGAATTTTGTATTTTTACTTGGACTTGATAAAACATATCCACCTATAATATTATCCTCTGTTAAAGTTATTGAGGCAGATCCAGTTGTTTCTATAATTAATTTATATTTACCTTGTGTATATGGCAGATAACCTCTACAACCTTTTATAAGCTGTCTTAAATTATCTATGACTTTTCTTCTTGTATCTAAAACATAATTTGTATCAAATAAATTTATAGTACTTGCACCTGAAAATGGTGTTACTTGCGTATCACAAACAACAGAAGCATCTCGAAAACTTTGTAAATCTATATCAGATGTTGCTAACCCTTTTCCATATCTGTCGTTTCTTAAATAGTCTAAAATACAAAATGCTGGATTAGAACTAAATGATGCTGTTTGTTCTGAAAGATCAGATGCGATTGTAACTATTTTTTTACCTTTTACTTTTGCTTTTATATTTGGGATTGCGTTAAATTTATCTTGTTTAAATTCAAATCTAAATGCAAGATACGCTACACCTCTAAGTCTATGATTTGATCCCCAACCTGATGCCTCTGATAATATTGATGAAGCAACTTGATTGTCTTTACCCATAAAACATTGAACTTTTACTAGTGGGAACTGACCAACACGATTTCTAAAAGTAAAATTATTATCTGATGTGTTATTAAATCTTTCTGTTCCATGTGTTAAAGCACCAGACCATGTGACTAATTTATCATCAATAAATATTTGCTCTACTGAATTTATTTCACCCTCACCTAAAACAAGAGCCATGTATAAGTAAGCATTATCGGATCCAGAAGTTTGTAAAAAAATTTGCGTTCCTCCTACAAGTCTTTCTCCATAAATTACTGGGATCCCAGCATCGTTAGATCTTTTATTAATTAATAAACCTTGTTCATAAGAATCAATAGGAGTATCTCCAAAAGCACTATCAGGGAAAGATGGAAAAGATGGAGTTATCCAAGAAATAGCTTTTTGTACAACATTTCCAGCCGTATTTATTATTTTCTTTCCAATATTGACAACATTATTGACAACTCTTTTAATTCTTCTTTTTATACTTCCCATAGCCAACTACTTTTTGTTTTGATATTCATATATTTTTTAATTTTTTTTTGGTCTGTCCTTAACCAGTTTATTGTCTTTCCTACACCAAATTTTTTTGTAAAATAATTTTTTGTCCAAGACATGATTTCTTTTAAATTTTCAAGACAAACTGTATCTATGTGCCATAAATTATTACCAGAGTTCCAATTTACTATGTCTGCTGTTTTTTTAAAATTTTCTGAATCTTCGTCTGATAGATATGCCCAATTAGTAAAACCTATTAATTTGTTTTCTTTATAATGTTTTTTATATTGATTAAGTTTTATAGACGGCTCTAAACAAATTTTAAAATCATACTCTGATAAATGATTATATTCTTTATAATTTCTATATAAACTAATAATATCTTGCATTAACCTTTACCCCATTTGATGTCTTGAACCATTTCTGAGGCAAAATCAAAACCTACATCTGAACTGAAAAATCTTTGTTGAGATGTATTATTTGTTCTTCTTCCTGATTCTTTATCGAAATCAGCCCAATGAGAAACTATTTTTAGATTTACAGTACTAGCTGTATTATTTTCATTAATATCAAATCCATCTATTTTACCTTTATAAAGAAATATAGGATCAGCAATAAGAGCATTATTACTATCTAATAACCCTCTGAATATCGTAACATCATCATTTATTACATTTTCATTTAGAACTACTGATATGAATGTTGTATTAGCACCTGATAAAGTAAGGTTTAATGTTCCTTTTGTTATATCCACTTGTTCATCAAACTCTGATACTCCTAAAATAAAATCACTTGCAGAATAAGTAACTGATGAGCCAGATACAGAAGATGTTAACGAAAAAGAGCAATCAGTAATATTAACAGGAGTGCCGAAACCAATGGTGATAAGGTGTACGGGTCTAATATCATTTGTTGCTAATTGGTTTTTTATTGCTGTGGTTAATGCTCTCGTCATAAATTTCGTATGTTGTTCTATTAATTTTCTCGCTATCTTTTATCATAACAAAACTAAAACTTCCATCAGGGATATTATGCTTACCTAGATCGTTTGTTTTTATATTTATATCATTTTGGTCAATAACTTTTTCAGCTATCACGTCAACGTTTATCCAATGTTTTACAAGATATTTTGCCATTATAAGGCTTCTTCGACATCTAACTCAAACTCGTACAATAGTTCACCAGTATTTGTTGCGCCTACAGCACCAAACTCTTGAATGTCATTAGTAAGATACACAGTAAATGCAACATTATCATAAGTAACAGCTTCATTATTTGCTAAAGCATTAATTAATGGTGGTTCTATTGTGATTGTAGCTTCGTTAGAAACATCTGCTGTTGCATCTGCAACCACCATATAGACTTTAGTATGTGAAGCAAAAGAAACATAATCACCAGCTTTAAGTGTTCCTGACATACCATCAATATCTATCGTTGTATCTCCAACTGAGTGAGCTCCATTAACTAAAACAGTTCCACTTACATTGCCTCTTGCATTTTTTAACTCTGGTGGAACTATTGTAAAATTTTCTTTTGCTGATCTTTGTTTCATAATAAAAGCCATAAGTTCACCATAAACATCTGATCGTTTTGCCGTAATTATAGAAGCTGTAAATCCAAATCTTTGACCATCTATTTGTCTAGATAATTTTTTACCACTATCAGTTACAGATATTATTGTATTTTGGGTTGACTTAATACCCATTGTAGAAAAAGCTGAATTAGAAATAGGGAAAGCACCTGACATTATACTACTGCCCCTCTACCTTGTTCGTTTAAAGATTGATTTATTAAAGATGATATAGCACCTCTTGATCTAAATAACAAATCCTCAAATCCAGATGCATCTACCGTATTGATGTTAAAATTTACATTTACTGCACGTCCACCCATACCTCTAGCATTTTGGGTTATTTGTCCTGAAGAATTAGGAATGAAAAGTTCAGGTCCTCTTTCTCCGACTATTGCTGGTTGACCTTTTCTTATAGATCCACCACTTGCAAAGAAAGGTATACCACCACCGCCACCGCCTCCAAACATCGCAAGAATAGCTTGTAATGCTATTTGTCTTTTCAATGAAGATTCGATTTTTTTGTTTGTATTTAATTCATCTTTCTTAAATTTATTTAATATTTTTTGTTGGATAATAAATGTTATAGTTGATGTCAAAATATCTATTAAAATTCTTTGTGCTATTGTTTTCATAGTATTTTCCAAATCTTTTCCTAACACTATTGATTCAGCAATACCTCTAGAAAAACTTTTTATCCCACCAACCATGCTTTTAGCAATAGTTTCATTTATACTTTCTACATCTTTTTCCATTTGTTTTAAAACACCCTGTCCAATTTTATCAAATTCTATACCTACCTTTTTAACTTCATCTGTAGATGCTTTTAATCTTGATAAAATTTCTTCTATTTGTTGTCTTGAAATTAATGCTTTAGCTTCAAGTGTATTTAAAAATTCTCTTAGTTTTCCTATAGTTGTATCTAATCCACCATTAGTTGCTTCTATTTCTTTTCTGAATTCATTTACTGGTTTTTTTAGATTTGTAGCTATACCTACTAATTGATTATTCTGATTTAATATTTTGACAAAATCTTCTTCACTGACCAACCTTAAAGTTCTTCTTATTTCTAAAATTTTTTGATTAAACTCTGCAAATCCCATCAAAAGATCACCGAGCATTGATCTTATTTCATCAATAAAACCACCCAAGAAAACAACTAATGCTTTTCCTTTTCCACCAAGCATTAAGAAACCAAGTATACCAAAGGTCCTTACCCCCTCTGGCAAAGTTCTCAGAAAATCAAAAAGACCTAACAACGATTTACCAACAAATGAAAATATAGGTGATATAGCTTGTATTATAACTGCTGATCCCATTATTATTTGTTTAGTAGCTGTAATTAAAGCATTTGATAGTTTTGTGCCAAACTCTGTTAATATTTGTGAATTGCTTTCTATAAGTTTATTAACTTCAACTAATCCTTGTTTTATAAAATCAAAAAAACCAGCTTGTCCTGTTTCTAATCTAAATTTGAATAATTTATCTGATAACATTGAAAGAGTACCAGCAAAAGTTGTTGATAAAACTTCTGTGGCTTTTTCAAACTCTCCACCCTCTCCAAATAATTCTCTAAATCTTTTTTTCGTTTCCTCAGTTGTTACGACTGCTCCAGCTTGAAAACCAAGTAAAGCTCTAACACCTCTTTCTCTAAATAAGTCTGCACTACCTATACCTGATGAAAAAGATCTTTGAATTTGTTCTGCTGTTGTTCTGAAATCTAATCCTGTAACAGACGCTACATTCCCTGTAAGTTTTAAAACTTCATTGAGTTCTTCTGCATTTTTTGTAACGACAGCAAGATTACCAGCACCAGCCTGTATTTCTTCTAATGTAAAAGGTACCTTAGAGGCAAAATCAATTAAACCTTTAAATGCTTTATCACCCTCTTGTACACCTTTAAATAAAAACGCAAATCTTAATCTTAATTGTTCTACATTAGAGCCTACATCTAAAATTGATTTAACGACTAAACCACCACCAATACCAACTAATGCAGATTGAACAGAAAAAACAGCACTTCTTAAATTTGCTAATCCAGATCTAACACCAGCGAAAGCCTGTCTAGTTTTATCTTTAGCTAGAATGTTTAGTACTAAATTTTGTGCCATTGCTACCTTACTTTATTGGTTTGTGCATTGTGTTCATCATTTTCTAATGAGATATATGCTAACCAATGATTATATTCCCACTCCTCCATTTGTAAAAGTGCAGATAAAGATATTTTTAACCTATCAGCGACGATAAGTAAATTTCTAATTTCAGGATCGAATTTTAGTTTTTTTTTACTTCATCAGGAGAAACAACTTGGATCATAGCAGTAGCTATCCGAGATAATACATCTGAGTCAACCTTTGTTAATAAATCCATTTTATCTTCTAACTTGAAAATCTTTTTTCCATCTTTATCTAAAGACTTCATTACGACAATATCAGCTAGTATGCTGACATCTGTCATGTTATCAGATTTTTTAAATAATTTATTTTTTTCGTACAGATTGATAGGGTTCCAATATAAGATCGTAGGATTTCCATCATCGTCTTTCCACTCAGGAACTTCGATAGATTGTACTCCAATATTCTCAAAATGAGACTTGGCTCTGTCAAGTATTGACATAAATTATTATTCAGTTCCTATTGTTAAAGCACCTGTTCCTTGAAAAGTAACTGATCTAGTAACGATACCATCTAAAGGCTGTGATACTGACATTCCTGTAATAACACTTGCACCCTCAAATTTTCTGTCACCAGTTGAACTACCCTCTGGTAATAGTTTAAAAGTTATACTAGCACCAGCAACTAATTGTGTTTGAACACTATCTGCTTCGTCAAAGTGCATTTCTAAACTACCAGAAAAAGATGTTCTACCAGCAATAAAAGTTTTTGCGGCATCAGACATTTGCGTACTTTCAACAACATCTCCTGTAGTTTCTAAAGTGAATGATACAAGTTCACCAACTGCTGAACCACCAACTACTACTTCACCCTCTTTACCATGATGTACTGCCATTTTTTTCTCCTTATAATTATTTGTTTATATTAGTTTTCTTCTTCATCGTCAATATCTTCATCTTCGTCATCTTCAAAAGTTTCTTCTTCATCTTCCCACTCTTCGTCAATTTCATTTTCTTCTGCTTCTTCTATCAAATCTTTTACTTCTTCGCAAAGTAAACTTTCTTTATCATGAAGTTTTTCTATTTGTTCTACTTTCTTTCTTATTTTTTCAAGTATTTTTTTAATTTTCATATCTTATCCTATGGGGTTGCGGCTTGATGTTCGTATATCACACGGACTGTTATTAGTACAGCTCCGTATGGAAATAAACTACCAGCATCAGTCTCTATAGAGATTACTTCTGTGTCTAGTGCATTTCCATTTCTCGTAATATCAGATTCAAGAGCAGTTTCAACAGCAGAAGCTAAATCATTTCTTGCTGTATCTATATTACTTTCACTGCCTTTAATGTACCCTGTTATTCCAAATTCTAAAGTGCATATTCTTGTTTTAGCACCACTTCCTATTTCTTGATCTTCTTTTGTTTCTTCTATCGTTTGAATTAAAACTGCTGGATATTGTTGTTGTGATAATTCATCTAATTCAAAAGGTTGTCTTGTTACCTTTTTAACATCTGGGCTACTTATGTTACCAATTACAGTAACTAAATTTGATGCGATATTTTCTCTAGTGCTCATATTCCTAATCTTTTAATTTCTTTTTTCAGAAAATTTTCGTAGGTCCTTTGTATCACCTTTTCTGTTTTTTTGTTAAAACCAAAAAATTTTCTTTCAGGTAAATTACCCATACCCTTTTGATGAAATAATCCTTTCGTAGCCTCTCTAGATGATCTAAAAAAAATTTGTGCTCTGTTTCTTGAAACAACTTTAGATGAAATACTTTGTAACATTTTGTTAGTATCTTCTAAATCTACTGTTGTTTTCCCTTTTAAATCTGCATAGGCTTGAGAATAACCTTGAAATCTTCTTCCATCTTGATCTCTTCCTGATTCAGTTCTTTTTACAATAATAGTTTTTAGCTGTTCACCAGCTTGATCTAAACCTTGTTGTATTATTCTTGGAAATCTATGTAAAAATTTTACATATCGAGCTTGTACTTTTTTAACATTAGAAGTTACTTTTAAGTCTAAAGCCATTATCTAGTCAATCTTCTAAAACCATGTAAAGGTTCTCTCTCAGCTTTTGAGATAGAAGCATTGTCATCTGAATCATATTCTACACCATCTTCTAATATCATACGCCATTCTTTATTGTATTCAGCCATATAATATTCAGCCATTCTTTCAAATCTATCTTTGTCTGCTTCTGGTCTAAACTTTGTTAACGATGGTAAAAAAAATCTTCCTAAAAATAAATATACAGCCGCTCTCTTGAACTGATCTAGATTAACTTTTGTATTATCCATTTCCAAAGTATTTAAAACTGTAATGTCTGTATAAACGTTAGCTTTATAAGTTGGAAACCACTCTGCTCTTAGTGCCCTTAAAATGTCTGAGTTAGTTTCTGAAAGATAATGTGTGACTTTACTATCTCCAGAACCTATACCAAAGTTAAATGCATCTGGTTGATACTTTGATATTTCTCCAGCATCAACTACATTCAAGCCTGTAAAATTAGCCATAGCATTTACCTATAAACCAATCTACAATTTTTTTAATTTTTCTTTTTAGTTTTTTTAACATTCTTTTTCTTCTTTGGTTTAAGTTGTACAACTTTATCTACTAAATCTACTATCTTTGATTTCTTTATTTCTTTTTTAACTGCACTTACAGGAACAAATCCTCTAGACTTAAATGATTCTTTGTTTGCTTCGTATTGTTGTTTACTTCTAACAATAGTTTTTTTGCCGTTAGTTAGTTCTATGTTCATAATAACTCCTTACTCTCATGGGGGATTTCTCCCCCATAAGAAAATGATTATTAGCTTACTATACTTGAATCACCTTGTATTTCAACACCATATGTATCGTGTAACTCACCTACACCATATACTGCTGTTGCTACAATTTCGTCTGCTCTCAAACTAGCATCTCTTTGAGTTTCAATTTTTAGGTCCTGCATCATTGCCATTCCTAAAGCATCTCTATGGAACATTGCTGATTTATAATCACCAGCGTTTCCTGTATTAGCGATGTTTGAAGTTTCAAAAATTCTAATTCCACCTAAAGAACCGATGAAACCATTTCTTAATGCTTCGTTTGCTAAATCAGATACGTTACCAGATGTTGCAAATGTATTTGTGATACCTTTTTTCAAATCATAAGCAATATCAGGATGAAAAACTGCTACAACATCATTTAGAGGAACATTGTTTCTTCTTAATGTTGCTAGAGCTTGGAAAAAATGCTCAACAGTTACAGCAGCCGCAGTAGATCCTACTGTGTTTGAGAAACCATCAAATAGAGCAGTTAAGTCTAAATCCTGTTTCTTCGCGATTGCTTCACCGAATAATTTACCAATATCTGCCGCTACGTTTCTTGGAGCCGCATTTCTTGCTAAGTCAGTTAATGTTGTCATTATTCCATTTTCACTTGCAGTTATAGTAACCGAAGTTGGGTTTACTTCTGTGTTAGATAAATCAGTTGCTTCGTTTACAGCACTTGCTGAAACAGTTCCATATATTGGAACCTCTACTGATTTTCCGCCACCTGATACCGCATAGTTTCTTACTAACGGTCTCATTATTGATTGCTCACTTGCTACGAATAATGCTTCTGCCACAATTTCTGTGTACAATTCCGACAAGGTTGAGCTGGTTGTTTCATTCGCCATTTTATTGTCCTATTGTTATTTGTTTAAATTTATCTGAACTGCACCACTATCACGTTGTTTACGATATTCAGCATATCTTTTACGATCCTCTGGTTTGCTCATATCTAAGTCCTGAATGTTAAAAGGTTTTACAGTTTTACCCTCGACACTACTCTGGCTACCTGATCCAGACGGAGACCCTTTACGGAAATGTGGGTTAGCATCTAAAAACTCTTTTACTCGATCTTCAATAGAAAGTAGTTCTCCTTTTGGGTTGTATCTTATGTTTTTATTATTATCAAGTATTTCTATTCTACCATCATCATTATAATTTACTTCATTTTTCAATAAAGAAACAACTTGATCAGGAGCTATCGCATTATTTTTAGAAGCAAAAGATAAGATAGAATTATCAACATTGATTGTTTTTACTTTGCTTTTCCAATCAGCTAGTTCTTTATCTTTCTCAGCAATCCTTTGTTTCATAAGATTTTCAAGATCTGCTTTTGTTTTAGCTTCTTGAATTTGTTTTTCTCTAGCCGCTTCATCTTCCTTTTTTTTCAGTTCGTCTAGCTGTCTTTGTTGTTTTGCTTTTTCTGCATCTAGTCTTTGCTTGATAATATTATCAAGTTGTTGTTGGGTGAAAGTATTTTCTGTTTTCACTTCGTCAGTTTGAGTTTCTTTAGCCTGTTCTTCAACAGCATCATTTTTCGGTTGATTAACCTGATTTTCTTCTGACATTTTTTCTCCTATTCAATTATTAATTTTCCGTTGGTGTCATACCAATCTTTATTGACAAATGACCATTGATGACGACAGTTATAACCGCCACGAACTATAAAAGGATCCCCAGCTTTTTTTCCTGTCCAATTACGTTTCCAAAGTTTTCTGACCTCATCAACAGTAAAAAGTCCACCTTTTCTTTTATCATATCTTCCCTCTCTGACAAGCCTACAGAACTCTCTAGTTGTTGGTATATTGCTACCTTGATATACTACATACTTTAAACCAGCATCATTAGCCTTTGCTAAATTTAGGGTTGCATCGAATTCTCTCAATGAATCATTTAATATTTGACCAGCATATCTTTTCATGTTTTCACCAGCTCTATCTCTAGCAAATTTTGATTGTAAGGTTTGTATATTTTTATTTAATCTATCCCTTACAA